TCCTTTGCTAGGCGGTTGAGATCGGGTGTTGCGGTCATCGCAAAACACCCATTCGAGGGCGCAGCCCTCAGCGCCAATGATTAAACATTATCAAAGGCATATCGGCAGGCTCTCTGAACCAGAAAAGAGAATAGGATCAACCAATTATGGTCGATCCCATTTCTCTTTTATTTTGAACCAGATAATGAGAACATAATGTGGGATGGAACTGCCAGCCAGTTTGTCGATGGTTTTATCGGCAAACTTTTCCGATTGCTTGCCCATGAAGGCAGTTAATCCAATCCATTCGGATATCGTGAAGATCACAGATAATCCGAATATGAAGATTGCAAACTTGATCATCATTACATCACTGCCATTGCTGTCGTGCAGACGAGCATGCTGGCGGTGAATGCCATCAACATGGCGATCGTCGGCCTGCGGTCGAGATAGCTTGTCAGTGCAGCTGTGCTGAACAGCAAGCTGAGGATCATGAAGAACATAACGGCCATAGTGGTAGCTCCTTCTTGGCAGTTAGGGTTAAGTGATTGAACCAGAGAGGATTATTCCTCTCTGGTTCGAGCGATTAAGACCAGAACTCCTCGTCGGAGACCGGTCCTTTCTCGTAGTCTTCATTGGCCTGAGCCTGGAGCCTGTTACGCTCCCAATCGGCTGGCTCATGCTCGAGCATGCCTGCATCGAGGCAGCTCTTTTCCATCTCGGCGTCGATCATCTCCTTGGTCGGGAACACCAGTCCCTCCCCATATTTCCATTCCATAGCGGTGCAGTCACAGCCGTCTGTGATCAGCACCTGCTTGATGAATCCCAGCCTCTGGGCTGGGATCGTGGGTGAGGTGTAGTGGCGAAAGGCCTCTACGGCCTCTTCGACACTGACCCATCCCCTGACGTATTCCTGTTCCTCGCTGACGAAGAACACACAGACGGAGAACTCTCCATCGGTCGAACCAATATGTCTGGGCATTTCCATAGCTCCTTGTTTTTACTATCGGTTGTAGGTTTGGAACCAAGGAGGAATGACATCCTCCCTGGGTCAAAGCCTATGAGTTCATAGCGGTATCGTAGGCATCCATAGCAGCCTCGTAGGCAGCGTCAGCCTCGTCCTGGCAGCTCAGGTCATCAAGGCCGTACTTGTGAGCCAACTGGTCCTCAAGCTCGTCCTTGCAGTCCTTGGCGTACTGCAGCGAGTCGAACTTGCCCATCACTCTACCGGTTTGCATATCGGTGACTTCGTAGCCGGTGTTGGTGGAGATTATCTGGATACGCATGGCGATTAACTCCTTGGATTAGTCGAGACCGATAGTCTCTTTAGTCTCTATAGGGGTTGAGACGAATGTAAGTTTGATACTAATGGTACTATCAAGCTACAGAGCACAGTCCCGCCAGGTTCTCACCTGGCAGGACTTGGCTCCCGGTGGTTAATCGAAGAGAGCCGACAGCTCCGCGAAGTTGGCGTCGAAGAGCAACTTTGTTTGCGGGTTGGAGTGCATTTCTGAAGCCAGAGCGAGTTGAGATCTGGTCCGTTCGGAAGCAGCCTGCTCCAGCAGGTAGAGTCTCCGTGTCTTGGCACGGACGATGGAGTTGTCAGCCTGGTTTAACTCGGCGTCTGCCGCCCAGTTATCCAGCATGTTGATGCCTCGATCCAGTACTTTGATGCTGGTCGATGCAGTGTTGATGAGTCGAGAGCCTGCGTTGGCTGCAGTCTCTACTCCTCCGAGGATTGCGCCCACTGCTCCAGTGGTACGCGCTACTATGCCAGTCATGGTATATACTCCGGGGCAGGATCGCCCACTTGGGGGCGCAGCCCCAGTGTGAGTGTGTAACCGGGGGGGTAGGTTTACCGGAGGGGTGGCTACGTAGCGGGAGGAATGGACGTAGAAGTCTTTACAAAAAATCCATAACCTGAATTAATATGCCGTGGAACATCTGCATGAAAATATGCAGTTCCAAAAATATAATAAAAATAATTTCTATAATAAAAATTAGCTATATTTATAATACTAGTATATCTTATGTCTTACGACGAGCGTTCTCTATAGAACGGCCTAGACTCCTATGACGAGCAGGAGAAGAGCTACGAATATGACTGTCCAGATGAGGATCCAGACACCGTAGGTAGGGGTTTTTCTCAAGGGAATATTACCCACCAGAGGATGAACCAGAAAATGGATGCAAGGATGCTGCCGTAGATGACACCCAGCCAGAATTCAGAATGATGGGGAGGACGGCGATTCATAGTTTTAGTTTGGTTTTTTTCTCAGCCATAGCTCGTTCGTATTTGGCTTTCTGGGTTTCCAGTCTGTAACGTTCTTGAGGGTCTATATTGGGATTGTAGACCTGGCCTGAGCCGTAGCACTCCGGACATTGAATGGTGTAGCGCTCAACGCCGTAAGTATCGATGATGGGGTAGGTACCTTCACCATTGCAGACAGAACAGCCTAGTTGGAATCCACTCATGGTTAGGGTTCCTTGAGGGAGTTTATTGCACGGCGTACTTCATCGGCTAAGGTGATTGTTTGTTTTGATATGAGACCGCCGTTACCGCCTTGGAATTTACCCCCAATCATTGTTCCATGTTCGTCATGGGAGAGTGAATCGACCAATGCGGTAGCAGCATCGACCAGGCGTTTGATGTTAATAGTATTATCTTCTATGGAAGTACTATTGGACATTACGTTTCTCCCATTGATCAAAATGGATCTGTAGATGGTGCGTATTTTCCTGTCCATGGATACTCACCGAGAGCTTTGAGACGGAGACTCTCTCTTCCTACGGCCTTGGGGTCTGAGGTGTCTATGTCCTTGTTGGGATCGTACCACACCAGGAAGCAGGGCAGGCATATCATCTGAGGCTCATGCCAGAAGGATGTGCGGAGATGGTCTGTACCTCCGCAGGCCGAACAGGTTTTATTTTCCAACTGGTTCATAATGTTTGACCTTGCCGCATCGACTGCAGCGCCAACCGATGCAGAGAATTTTACCTCTACCACCTCTCCAGCCTGAGACGACAGTACCAGGGCACCATCCCATCCAACAATAGAACCATCTAATCGACATTGATGCGAACCAGGAGAAGGATGCCCCCTACGTCGAAGTCCCAGGATATTTTCTGGACGGTATATATTTTGCCGTTAAGGACCATTATGCCCCCGACCGATGGATGGGAGGGTATGCTGATGCTAATTAGGAAGCCTGAGTCGGTATAGAAGTCGGTTGGGATGGTGGTAAGAGATTCGCTCATCAGAGGCCTCAAAGGGGCTGGATTTACGGCTCATTATCGGCGGTTTTAAAATAATGGCATTTACGCCGATTATCTATTGGCATGCTTCACGAGGCGTATCAAACGAGGGCTGATGAAGCGGTTTCGCTTACGGGATCTCTCGATGGTTTGAAGCTGGATCTCGAGTTCTCTGATGCGTAGATCCTTCTCCTGGATCTGAGCCAGTAGCTCGTTGTGGGTCTTCATGGTAGGGCGGAATCTGTTTTGGCTCATCTGGATCACTCCTTGGGGGTTTTGGTGGCTGCTTTCACAGCCCACATGGCTCCATCTTCGATCGCTGTCATGGCCAGTGCCTTGAGACGTTTGATCTCGCCTTCTCCCTTGTCGTCAGTCTTTTCGATAAGATCGATGAGCTTAGCAGCCTGGGATTTGATCTCATCTACCTCTGGGTTCTGGGATGGATTGAACGAGATGCCGACTCGGTATTCGCCTGTGGTTGTCATTGGGGATTCCCTCTCGGTGACTGCGGCGGTAGCCGCAGGAACCCATGATCCCTAGACTGATTTGTCTATAGGGACAAGGGTTTAGCTCTTACCAGGGTGGGTCTCCACAATAGCTTACGCGCTTCTCTCTCTTATAGTAGGGGGGAGGGAAAAGTCAGGGTAGGCTCAAGGTGGGAAAAAACATATATAACGGTTTTTAAGGGGGGTCTAGAGTCGGAGTCGCCAGCAGGCACTGCTACAATCTGGGGGAGCTACCACCCACTTACGATTGGAGTGCCTGCTGACGAAACTTTGAAAGGGAAAGAGAATTTGGGGTATGAAGCCGGGAGATTCTTCAGAGGAGGGAGGAGAGGGTATCCTGGATCTCCCGGCTTCACTTCCTCTCACGGTACCTAGGGAGATACTCTAAATACCGTGAGAGATTTCCTCGCTAATACCCGATTATGAACGTCTGCAAGGGTGCGAGTCCTTTATAAAAATAATCGGATTTTAGATTTTTAGGTAATATTTATGCATTAGTGGTATCAGAAATCTTTCAGGAGACAAGGGAAAAATTATGTCTCTCTTCGACGATCCCGAAGTACAAAACCCAAAAAAAGACTTAAGTCTCCAAGGGTTAGCTCCAGTTCCACTGACTGTGGAGGAGGTGCAGAATGCTCTGCCGAATCACCTCCGGTCGAGTGTCACTCAGGGGATGGTAGACAACCTCAATACGATTGCAGCCGATCCTATTATGGCTGAAAATATTAAAGCTAATTTTGTTGGATATTCAGCTATTTTAAAGGATGGTAAATTCAAGACTGAGGAATATATTAATGCAGTTACATATGTCAGTTTCAAGCTTATGGGATTTACAAACATTGAATCCTATACTCGAACATTTCCCCAGAGGTATGCCAATCTGGTGGCCAAGGGGACCTCAGCGAAGGACATCTCCGGGTATGTAAGCGCGTATAACAGGGGTAAGTTACCTAATCTCATTATGGAGCAATCCCTGGTTCCAACTTGGGTGTTGAACCAGGATCTGTTCCAGAAGGCTCTCAACGTTCAGGCAGACCTGATGTTGAACTCAAACAGCGACAAGGTCAGGACTGATGCTGCTAATTCCCTCCTGGTTCACCTGAAGAAGCCTGAGACCAAGGAGTTCCAGATCTCGATGGAGACCAATGAGTCTGCAGGCATCAAGGAGATGCGGAATATGCTGGGTGAACTCGCAAAACAGCAGCAGGACATGATCAAGGACGGAGCTAAAACGATCGACATAGCGGCAACCAGGCTGGTGGTGACGGAACAATGAGTGACTATGATATGAACATCCATACTAATCCTGATGCTGTGGCATGGGCAAAGTTTTATGTCGAAACGAAAGCCAAATATACCGGTCCTGAACCATTCGATACCGAAGATAATATGATCGGTTGGTTTGCAAATGCGATGATGGCTATGCATGATTATCTGAAAGGTGGACCAACCATATTACCTGATGGTTCAGCATTTTTTGTTGATACTATTTATAAGCCGATGATGTTGGAAAATAAAGATGCTTAATGTCGACGATGCTAGTGGTTACCCCAATGAGTGGGTTAAAGAACGAATCGTCGTCAAGAAATCCCTCGACGAATGGCTCGACGAGGTGGATTACCATGATATTAATTCTGGTTCCTATGTTCCGAGTCAGTTTGCCCTTATTTTTATGAACTTCGTTAAACTCGTAAATGGTGCTGAAGGAGAAACTCATAAGACACCTCCTGTGCATCTTAAGATGCTTGATAAAATGCTTTCTAAAAAGGAATTAATTGCTAATCTATGTTTTCGTGGAGCTGCTAAAACTACTTTGTTTTTTGAATATCTGGTATTATTTATTGCTACTTTTGGTTATTTACCTGAATTTGGTGATATTACTGGTATGATTTATGTTTCTGACTCCATGGAAAATGGCGTCAAGGCTGCAAGAAAAAATGTCCAGTTCCGATATGATCATAGTGACTTCCTTAAGGAATGGATACCCGAAGCATATTTCACAGACAGTTATCTCGAGTTTACGAACCGGGACGGACATAAGCTTGGATGCCGTATGTTTGGAGCTCAGACAGGTCTCCGGGGGACCAAGATCTTCGGAAAACGACCGGTGCTGGCAGTGCTGGATGATCTGGTTTCTGACGATGACGCCAAATCCCGAGTGTCCATGGATGCCATCAAGGACAACATCTATAAGGGGGTGAATTACGCTCTGGATCCAACGAGAAGGAAGATTGTCTTCAATGGTACGCCCTTCAACAAGGACGATATCATGATCGAGGCGGTCGAATCAGGTGCCTGGGATGTGAATGTCTGGCCTGTTTGTGAGAAATTTCCTTGTTCGAGGGAAGAATTCGTTGGTGCTTGGGAGGATCGGTTCTCTTATGATTTCGTGATCGAGCAATATGAGAATGCAGTTCTGACTGGGAAGACCGAAGGTTTTATGCAGGAGCTAATGCTTCGGATTTCGAGTGATGAAGAGCGTTTGATCCAGGAAGGGGAGATCCGAGAATACTCCAGGGTGCAATTATTAGAGAGAAAATCAGTCTTTAACTTTTATATCACCACTGATTTTGCCACTTCAGACAAACAGACTGCAGATTTCAGTGTTATTTCTGTGTGGGCATACAATTCTCAAGGGGATTGGTTCTGGGTAGATGGTGTCTGCGAGCGCCAGACGATGGACAGGACGATCGGGGATCTCTTTCGCCTGGTTCAAATCTATAAACCTCAGTCTGTCGGTATCGAAGTCAGTGGCCAGCAACTTGCTTTCATCAAGTGGTTGCAGTCTGAGATGATGACTCGTAATATCTGGTTCAATTTCGCTTCGTCGGAGAAGACTGGAAAGCCAGGAATACGGCCAATTGTTAATAAATTAACCAGATTTAACTTAATAGTACCTCTTTTTAAAGCAGGGAAAATGTATTTTCCCACAGAATTGAAAACTTCCAAGATAATGGCTCATTTTTATGGGCAAATCAGGCTGGCAACTAAGAACGGTCTGAAAGGAAAAGATGATTGTCTTGATACAATTTCCCAGCTAATGTATCTAAACGCCTGGAAGCCCAGCGAAGAGATCGCGGTCCCTGATTCCAGCAGTGGCATGTGGAAGGATTCCTTCCCAGACGAGCCCAGCGCCATTTCATCGTATATAGTTTGATATTTTTAGACTACTTTTAAACTATTTAGGTGATTTTATAATGAAAATTGAGGAGCTGTTTAGCAGACTCGCCTATGGTGAGCTGTCAAATCTTGCCATCAACAATGGCGATGGAACAATCATCGAAGAAAAGCAGCCTCAAATCGTTCAATATATAAATGAAGGCCTATTAGCTCTCTGTTCGAGATTCCGGCTCATAGAGCACGAAGTTTTGATCGAGCAGGTTGAGCATATCACGCATTATCACCTTAAACCTGCCTTTGCCGAGAGCTCTGGCTCTGATGTCGAGTTCCCATACATCAAGGATCTGCCGGATGAACCTTTCACGGGCGATGTGATCAGGATTCTTGAAGTCCATGACGAGGTTGGTGCTGTTACCCTGAATGATCAGGCCAATCCGTTGTCAATGTTTACGCCACAGCCTGATATTCTCTTTGTTCCTACACCTAATCCGTATCATCCATTAACAATATATTATCAGGCTAGGCATTCCGTACTAGATACGAGACCTGGCCACATTATTAACCAAGAAATTGAAATTCCATTTTTTCTGGAAACTGCTTTGCAGAATTTTGTGGCTTATAAGACATATAGCCATATGAATGGTCAGGAAAATATCGTTAAAGGTCAGGAATATCTGGCAGTCTATGAAACATCGTGTCTCGAAGCTGAGATGCGCGATTCAGCGAACCAGTCTTTCCACACCTCACATGAAAAACTCGAGATGAGAGGCTTCGTCTGATGGGTTACCGTTCGGATATGGATAGCGCTACTGGTTTGGTCGATACGATGATTGGCTCGGCCTACCCGGTTGTCAGGGAAGTCGCCACTAATATCGAATATGTGAAGCATGTCAGTGCTCACCTTGAGTATATAGTAGGTATTGAAGATAATATTGAAGAAATTAATAAAGTTGGGGCTAATATTGAAGAAATTATAATAGTATCTAATAATATGGATGCTATTACTAGTGTTAATGAAAATATGGATTCTATCATTACCATTAATAATGATATTGAAGAAGTAAAAGAAGTAGCTGATAATATTCCAGAAATTTATACAGCTGTTGATACCATTATTACTAAAACTGAAGAAGCAGATGCTCTTCTTGATGAAGCAGAAGAATTAGCTAATGCGATTAGTGGAATAGCCAGCCCCCTTATTATTGCTGATAATCTTTTTGGTACTAAGGGATCTGTTGAATTATGGAACCCTGCAACACCGCCTGATTATATCAGGATTGCCGGACATCTTGTTGCTGGAGATGGTGGTGCAGCACTTTATAAGAAAGTGGCATCACAACCTGCGCATGCGGGCAAAATCCAATCCATGAATGGTACATGGTGGGAGCTTTCTGAAGAACGTATTACTCCTTATATGTTTGGCGCTAAAGGTGATAATGTTACTGATGATGTGGTAGCATTACAAGCATTTTTTGATTATGCGACTGCTTATAAGAAAGTCGAACTGCATTGCATTGGTTCATTTAAAATTGGAGCTAAGTTATTTATTGGTCAAGCTGGGGTTAATTCTCTTAGTGTATCAATGTATTTCGACTGTATCATAACCAGTCTTGCTACTTTTATTTCAACTGAAGAATTAGTACGTTTTCGCTATATCGGTTATGCGAATTGTAGTGGTGAATTCAGGGTATATGGCGGCTCTGCTGGAACTGCCTATGTAGATCGCAGGCAGTGGGATGGTATCGTTATCGAGCAATGCCCTCGCACACGTTTCCCCGGTTTGTCATCGCAATCCGTCAAGCGTAATGGCATTACCATACATAGTTCAGGTAACAGTAATGGTGCTCGTTTTCCCAAACTGGCAGCCGATCGTTCTGGTGGCGAACTACCAGGGACAATGTTGTCTGGATGGACGACTATATGGGCCACTGCGACCGATTACCCGCTAAATGCCACAGTGAAGAATAGCGCTGGTCGGATGTACACCTGTACCACAGATCCTGGTGTGGTGAATTCGACCGTTGAACCTGTTCATACCACTGGTGCAGTCACTGATGTTGACGGGTACGGTTGGACATATACTGGTATGAATAGCGGTTCCGTTAATTCAGCTAATCAACGCACGACATTGTTGGTTACCGACATACCAGAAGCTTTAGCGCTTGGTGATTTTATTACTTATGGCGGTCGCCCATATCATGTGATGACTGTTAATATTCCAGCAGGAACCATTGACGTATTTCCGTGGGTAATTAATCCTGTTGCTGGTCCCATTATGTATCTTGTTGGTGCTGGTGCTTACTTTGTCGGTAGTGACAGCAATATTTGTCAAATTGGATTTGTAGATACTGGCTTCAATGGTACTGGGGCTAAACTTCGTAGCCTTTATGCACCGACAATCGAGCAAATGCATACTAGTCAGGATGGTATTGGTGTTGCAATTGGTTCTGCAACATCTGGTGCATGGATTGGTGGATTTATTACTAATTTTTATGTTGAAAATCCAACATCGAGGATTAATTTTGTAGAATGTTCTGATCCTAATGGAGCAGCATTTTCAATAGGTACATTGGGTCCAGGATCATTATCACAAATATTTAAACCAACTGCGAATACTGGTACAGCACATGCTTTTCGTAATTTGAGAACTAGTATTTTAAATACTAGTGGTAAAGCATATTTAGCAACTAATGGTACTGGGGGTAATATTTCGGCATCCAGCATATCACCATCAAATATACCATCAACTCCATCATTTTTTACCAGATATGCTGATGCTCAAACTGTAGATATTATATGGGATGAGCATTCTAATCGTTTGTTCGGTATGGATGTTACATATTTATATGCATTTGGATCAGGTGTCAGGAAGAATCCCACAGGTACATGGACCTTTAACCCGCCCGCTGGATGGACCATTGTTGGGCAGTCTGTGTTTATGGGTCTACCAACACCGACATTATTTGCTATACATTATATGGTCACAGCGCAGACAGTTACAGTTACAAAAGTCTCGCAAGCCTATAATGCTGTATCTGCAGATATGGGTGATGCTACTGTAACAGTTTTTCAACATTTGCATGAACCAACATTATATTATAATACGCCACTTACCAGTACCCGTAATGTGACATTGTCATCTACTGGTGCGAGCAATGGTGCCAAATTCCGTGTTGTCAGGACAGCAGCAGCCACTGGATCGTCTAATCTGAATGTTGGATCTGGTCCACTGAAAGGGCTGACACCAGGCACATGGTGTGATGTCGAGCATAATGGTACGGCCTGGTTCCTGTCTGCTTATGGTTCCCTCGTCGATTTTACCTCAACAGTCGTATATAATCCGCCTTCATTAGCAGCTGGTGCATATGATGCGGTTCAGACATTGGCTCTTATGGGAGCTGTGCTTGGAGATATTGTAAGAGCGTCTTTTACGGTAAATCTGAATGGTGCCAATTTGGATTGTTGGGTAAGTGCGGCAGATGTTGTTAGTTTTAGATTTAGTAATCCAACTACTGGTGTTCTTGATTTAGCATCGGGAACGGTAAAAGTAAGAATTGTAAAGTAAATTAATATTCTTATTTTGGATTTTTAATATGGCATATCAACCATTAGAAGATTTTATTACAACTGATGCTGATCGTTCCAGTCGTCGTATTCGAGATATGCCCTATGGTATGAAGCGGTTCTCTCTCAGAATTGAACCAGCAGAATTAATATTCCCAAAAACTAAAAAAGGTATGGCATCTGGTGCCCAGATTGTTGTGCTTTATAATATTGGTTATGATTCTCTGACAATTAATGGTGCTACTGTAACTGGAGATTTTCGTCTCCTGGCTCCTTTGGATGCTTATCCAACTGAGATTCTTCCTGGAGAAAGTTATTCGATTCAGGTCACATATTGCCCTCAGACTACTGCTCCTGCACCTCATACTGGTGGTCTTTATATTCAGGTTCCTGAAACTGCTGAGGGGGAAGAGTTTGTTCCCCTTTCTGGTTCTAGTGATTTTAACCCTGCTGGTTCTTTTACTACTGATTTTATCATAGCTACTAATCAAGGGACAGGTACTCCAAATTATATTCAGGCTACAACTGAATATCCAGTACCATTTGCTAATGGTGATGTTTTAATTGGTGTTAATCTTCTAGCAGATAATACTTCAAAAACTGTACAAATTGCTTTTAATAAAGATGCTCCTTTATTCGTAAAAAATAATTTAGGTGAAGATTTCGATATAGGAGATCTAGCTAAAGATAGCATGATTATCGGATATAAACTCGATAATACTTTTAGAGTATTTTTTGATAAAGAAACTGCTAGTATGTATGGTTTGTTAATGGCTCAGTATGAAGCCATTTCAAACATGATGATAACTAAAACACTTATTGGAGATATTGCTCCTATACCAACTTCGCATGGTCAATTTTGGTGGGAATCTGATAGTGGCAGTCTTTATATTTGTTACCAAGATGGGGATAGTTTGCAATGGGTAGAAATTTTTGGCCCTGCATTTATTACATCAATTAATGATAGTGTAGCTCGTGCTGAAGCTGCCGCTGCAGATGCTAAACTTTCTAGTGAAAAAGCTGCTGGATATGTTTCTGATGTTGTTGTTCAAGGTGAAGTACCAATTTTTTCAACTATTATTGGTATGCCAGCAATTTTAGTTCCAGAAGATATGAGTTATATTTATATTGGTGGTTATTACGCTGTTGGTGATGGTGGGGGAGGTTATTATAAAAGAGTTACTAGTATGCCCGCACATAGGGGCAGGATCCAGACAGCTGGTGGAATATGGTGGGAATTGACTGGAGATTATGTCAAACCAGAAATGTTTGGTGCTATAGGTGATGGCATTAGTGATGATACGACATCGCTCATTTCTGCCAGTGATGCTGGTGTTGGTATTAAAGCTGAATTGTTATTTACTCAAAAATATCTTGCAATTACAGATATAGCAATAACTCCTAGAATTCATTTTTCAGAGCACGGTGGACTGAAGGCGGCGTCCGGGATTGAGGTGTTGCTGAATGGTGGTTTCGAGGCCCCGCTGGAAGCCCACATCTTCGACATATCGGCTGGCGGTTTCATCTGGCCAATCAAGGCCAGCACGCTCACGCAATACCATTATGGCGCGATCAACGACATTGCGATCGACAGCACGGCAGCCTTGCAAGCGCTCATCGATGCCAATCTCTATAAAATGCAGTCGGATGCGATACGCTTCTTGCATGGCAGGCACCGTACTACCAAGCCGCTGATCATGAACTATTACTCGATCGGCTTTAGGGGCATCGATCTGGTGGGTGCCGGGACTGTATATGACAGCTCCACGCAAAATAACATTGGTACATCAATCATTTCAGACCATTGGGAGTGCGCTCTTGAGATACAGGGCACGCGTTATATGGTCATTAAAAGCATGACGTTCTTCGGGCCATTTCAGCAGCATATCGTCTATCAGAGGTTTGGTGGATACGGTTATCCTCTCCCGCCGCGCAGCGACCCGTATCCGCTTGAGAACTGGCTGCCGAAAACCAGCCAGACACCGGACAACCCGTTTTTCATAAACGCCGGGACGGACGCGCCAACAAGCGCACTCAGCCGGTTTGCGATGTGCGCCGCCGTCCATGTCGACCCGCGCAGCGGACCTAAGCCGGTAGCCAACATCCTGCCGACGCCCGTGCGGTTCATGGCGTGGTCGGGCGATCTGGCGACAGCGTTCGAGAATGGCGACATCTATGACGGGCTGACCTTGGCGACCGGTGATAGGTTCCTCTACGTCGCGCCGTTGGACACTTTAGGCAATACCGGTCATCCCGGCAACGGCGTCTATGTCGTGCAGGCGACAGGTGCCGCCGTGCGCGCTACCGATCTGGATGCGACAGCCGAGTTCGTCAATGTGGTCGTATCGGTCACGGCGGGCACCCACGCTGGGACGCAATGGATATGCGACACGGCGGCAGTTACGCTTGGCCCTATCTCGCCCATCCAGTTCCGCAAATATGACGGCAAGGTGGCCTACGACGACTACGCCTACCCGTCATGGGTGACCACGACACAATACAACAAGCCGTTTTCACAGAGCGTCGTTCTACAGGACTGTTTTATTTCCGGGTTCGGTGCAGCATTTGCCGTGCAGGGCTGTGACGCGGACGGCAATGGCGACAATATGAAGATGCTGAACTGCGGAGCTTTCCGCAATGTGTATGGCTTCGTATGGGGGAACACACAGGCACGAGACACTGTCGCACGAGACGGTAATTTTGCATTTAATCGGGTAGCTTTTTCGACTGGTGTCGTAGGCAGGCAGAACGGAAAAACAACCTTAGCCATTGATAACTGCGCCATAAATTTTGGCATGGATATTATCGACATCCTGAACGCCAATGTCGGGGGAGGTGTTGCACTGGTTAATTGCTACAGTGAAGGTATTAATCGGATTGGAAATTGTTTTGCCAGTGGAACTACTAATGCGTCCCTTCTTATAAATGGCGGTATGTATGAGTTTGGTCATGCTTCTGCTTGGGGACGTAGGCCCGGCTATATCATCAATGCAGGAAACTGCGGCATCAGCATAATTGGAGGCGTAACTTTTATGCATATGTACACGCCGCTGATTATCGCGGCGGATCCTCGGAACTGCCATGTCGAGATTACAATAGCACTTCCACTGTGGTTTACTGGAGTAGCTCTTCCTGCATCGATCCCGATACATGATGCAATCATGATACATTCAACGATGGACGTGATGTTCCTCGACCCCAATCAGGGGCCATGGACGGGCAAGGGTTACAACGGTTCCAGTATATACAGCGTCACGACCGGCGGTACGCGTTCCGCCAAGCAATTTGGTGCGCACGCGCTCTCCAGCGTCACCAACCCGATCCCGTTCTGCGCACGCACCGCAGGGGGAGACAGCAATAAAAGCAGTCACGGCATTCCGGTGGCGCTCGGTACTTACGCCTATCAGCGCACGTCTGGCGATGCCGTGCTTGTGTCGCACTCGCCGCAGACCGACGACACGTTGGTCATTACACTGAACGCAGCCGTATCGGCTGGCGACGCCATGCAGCGTGGGTGGGTTCCCGGCTCCATCGTCTATAACGCCCATGCCAAGAACCTTGATGTCGTGACCAGTCTCGTTGGCACGACGATGACGCTTAGGCAGCTGAATAACATCGATCTGGCGACCAACACGACGACCAGCCCTTATGTGAATGGGCAGACGATATATTTCATACCGACCGGGCACTACACTCCCAATAGCGGCCTTGAACTGACCTACACGTCCGGCAGCCCAAATATGACATTCCAGCGATCTGACGGCGTCACGACTGACAATGCGCAGCTGCCTGTAGGAGCGGCCCGTGTAGCATGGGCG